GGTTCTTATGAGGAAGGAGATCTAGTAGGATTCACCCCGTTCTCTACTTACGAGCTTATAATCGATGGCAAAAGATTATATAGAGTTATGACTAAATTTATTACAATTAAATATGAATACCAAGGAAACGAAGAAGCGTATAATCCAAGCTGGGCACAAAGCAGTTGAAGAGCTCATTAAAGTAGGTGAAGAACCTATTGTTGATTCAGATGATGATTTAACGGCGGACAAACTTAAGAATGCAGCGGCAACTAAAAAACTAGCTATATTTGACGCATTTGAGATACTTAACAGAATTAAAGAAGAAGAAGACTTGCTTGAGGGTAAAACACCTGAAAAGGCAGAGGAAAAAACTTTTAAAGGATTCGCAGAAGGTAGATCTAAGTAATGTACGAGCAAAGTTTAGTTAAGACGGTTGAGCCTATAAAGAAAACCACTATTTCCAGAATGAACAAAGGAAAGAAATGGAAGTATGGCTACGACAAAGAGCATGATATTATCATACTATCTCGTAACGGCCAGATAGGGGAAATCATAGAGATACAAAGTCTAGTTATTGCTCTACCTAAAGCACCTAAAGATGTACATAAAGACCCGAAAGATAAGTGGGTTAAGTTTGAGCAGCCAAAGGAATTAGCTCGCTTAAAGAACATCTTTGATTGGCGTGCTTACCCTGAGGATCAAAAAGAGCAATGGTACGATTATATAGACGAAGAATTTAAAAGAAGGGAAGAGGGTTTTTGGTTTACAAATAATGGTAAACCAACTTGGATGCCAGGAACACACTATATGTATCTGCAATGGAGTAAGATTGATGTGGGTGCTCCGGATTTTAGAGAAGCAAATAGATTGTTCTTTATATTCTGGGAAGCTTGTAAAGCAGATAAAAGATGCTACGGAATGTGCTACCTTAAAAACAGACGTTCTGGATTTTCTTTTATGTCGTCTGCAGAAACCGTTAACTTAGCCACTCTTGCAGGTGATAGTAGATTTGGTATACTATCCAAAACAGGTGCTGATGCCAAGAAAATGTTTACCGACAAAGTAGTACCTATATCGATAAATTATCCATTCTTTTTTAAACCGATACAAGATGGTATGGATCGTCCAAAAACAGAACTTGCGTACAGGGTGCCATCCACAAGGTTTACTAGGAAAAAAATAACAGCAAACGAAAAGATAGAAGATCTGGAAGGATTAGATACAACGATTGACTGGAAGAACACAGGGGATAATAGTTATGATGGTGAAAAACTAGCATTGCTAGTGCACGATGAAGCTGGTAAGTGGGAGAGACCTGAGAATATATTAAATAACTGGAGAGTTACAAAAACTTGTTTAAGATTAGGATCGAGGATTATTGGTAAGTGTATGATGGGATCAACATCAAATGCTTTAGATAAAGGAGGTGAGAACTTTAAAAAACTATACAATGCTTCAGACGTTACAAAACGAAACAGAAATGGTCAGACAAAGTCTGGTTTATACTCTTTGTTTATCCCAATGGAATGGAACTATGAAGGATTTATTGATGAGTACGGAATTCCAGTTTTCACTACTCCTGATGTCGATAGGCTCGACCCAAGCGGTGAATTAATAGATGTAGGTGTAATAGATAGTTGGCAGAATGAAGTAGATGGCTTAAAGTCAGACCACGACGGGTTAAATGAGTTTTACCGTCAGTTTCCAAGAACTACTGAGCACGCGTTTAGAGATGAGAGCAAAAACTCTATCTTTAATTTAGTTAAGATATACGAGCAAATAGACTACAACGAAGAGATGTCTAGGACTTTAGGTGTTACAACGGGTAATTTTCAGTGGGTTGATGGGATTAAAGATTCAAAGGTTATATTTTACCCAGATCCAAAAGGTAGATTCAAAGTTAGCTGGGTCCCACCTCAACACCTACAAAACAGAGTTGTACTTAAAAATGGTATCAAATATCCCGGTAATGAACACATGGGCGCTTTTGGTTGTGATAGCTATGATATATCTGGAACTGTAGATGGGAAAGGATCTAAAGGAGCCTTACACGGCTTAACCAAATTTAGCATGGAAGACGCTCCGGCTAGTAGTTTCTTTTTAGAATACTTATCAAGACCACCAACAGCTGAGATGTTCTTTGAAGATATGTTAATGGCGGTTGTGTTTTACGGAATGCCTATATTGTGTGAGAACAACAAGCCTAGGCTGCTTTACTATCTCAGAAGAAGAGGTTACAGAGGATTCAGTATGAATAGACCTGATAAAGTATGGAATAAATTATCAGTTGCAGAAAAAGAGGTTGGTGGAATACCTAACTCCTCAGAGGATATTAAACAAGCTCACGCCGCCGCTATTGAGATGTATATACAATCTCACGTTGGTATGAAGCAAGATGGGACTTTTGGAGACTTGTACTTTAACGCCCTGTTAAATGATTGGAGTAAATTCGATATAAATAAAAGAACAAAATTTGATGCGTCAATAAGTTCTGGTTTAGCTATTATGGCTAACAACAGGCACCTGTATGCGCCAAATGCAAAGATAGAAAAACC